ACTACAGTCTGAATATCTTGAATGCCCGCCGTACCACCCCACGAATCAGCACCCCAAGCGTCTTGACCCCAAGACGTACCACCAGTCAAAGACTCTGTAATACTTACATCAATCAGTAAACCCGCAGCTTGAGATTCGGCTAATGCGGTAGTTTCAGTAACGCTAACAGGAAAAGTCTCTCCCCCGCCCCATGCGTTATCACCCCATGCGCCATCACCCCAAGCTAACGCCATATCAAGTCAATGTTAATGTGTACGTTACTGCAATCGTGTCACCGTTAACAACAGCTTTAGAACTAGAGAAATCACCCGCAGAGAACAATGTGCCAGTGGTTGAATCTTTAGTTGCGCTACCGCCAATGTTGATAAAGCAACCCGCCACAGTGCCTGTACTGGTCATAGAGAATGACACGGCAGAAGATGTAGCCTTGCTAGATGCAGCAGCAGAAGCAAAAGAAGGTGTAGGACGGTTGCCAGAATAAGCAGGGGCGTTAGTACCGCCCACTTCCAACCAGCCTGCGTGAGAAGCTTGTGTATCAGCTACGTTAGCTGAACCCACACCTTTTAATCCCATCACAACTGCGCCAGCGGCTGAGTTGCCAAGGATGGTATCCAAGGTCAAATTCTTGCCAACAGTCGTTACCAAGTTCTCAATAGGAGCTTCCCATTTGACTTGACCATCCGCGCCGTAGCAAACTGCATGGTATGTACCAGTGATAGCCATCTCATCAGAGGGCATGGTGTTGTATTTTGTAATTGCTGCTACTTGGTCGGTAGCGGTGATTTTGTCCAAGCTCATGTGAGGCTCCTTAAGAGATGCGGATTAATGCGTTTTCCGGATTATTTGTCGGAAGTTGAATGGTAAAAGATTGGCCTAACATGGTCTGATCTACACCAAAATTAAGCACGCCAACTGATTTTCCCGCCTTGGTAGCGTTGTAAATCAATGCTCCACGCGTGGTAAATGTTGCGCCTGCCCATGCGGGATTGTCAAAACTAACATATGCCACCCCTTGTGAAAGAAGGATAGTGATATTTGTTAAAACCAGACCCGGTGCGGTGTAGCCTGTTCCAGATACTTCGTTTGTGCTGCTGTACACAGTTGTGGTAGGTCCTAGAATAGCAGAGGACGTATACAGCGCAATACGAAACGTATCCGTTGCAAAATCATGCACACCCAGCAATAACTGCTGCTTAAAACTATCGGTAAGTCCTGCTGTAATCATCTATTACCTCACAGGCAGTTTAAGTTGACCGTCGCGATAAGCATCACCACGTTGCTTACCATCACCCAAGTTCTTCAAGAGCATCAGTGCTTCTTTGTACTTGGTATCGTACAAAACCATCATATCCTGATCGCCTTTCATGTAGGTATAGGCTTCCACCAAACAACCATACAAAAGTGCAGAGTCAAAGTTATCGCCCAACCACGTTGTTTCCGCAGTCACAATGGATGGTGGATAGTAGTAGTAATGCAACTCAGCGTAGTAATTTGCATCAGGCGTTGGGCCTAAAATGAACGACAACTCCGCGTCATTTGCGGACTGTGGGCCAAAGATAGCGTAATACTTGGGCAGCGCTACATCACGCGGATTAGGGTACACCTCGCGAATAAAGTTCACATCTTTATTCAACAAGTATGTGTAATCACCTTGGAACGTCACTGCCCCTGATACGGTGCCGCTATTGGCCACACTCAATGTGATAGTCGTGCCCACAATCAGTGTCACTACGGCCTCTGTGCCAATACCTGTTCCAGCAGCATACTGACCCACAACAATACCCGAGGCGCTGGCTACAACAATCGTTGATTGGCCAGCAGTGCCTGTTGCAGTAGTGCTTATGAAGGGATAAATAGCCAGTGAATAGCTGGATAAATAATCGTTAGGGCAAGCTAAATATTTGTTGCCAGAAGACAAGACTCCGGTAACGTTCTTGCGCAAATTGGCAATTTGAACCGAATTGTAAATACGCTGCTCTGCCTGCTTTGTAAACAGTGCCAAATCAGTATTTGTAAACCCCTGATTTTCGGTGTAAGCAATGATGGCGGCTTTTAATTCGGTGTATGTCATGTGATGATCGTTCTGACTGTTCCAAGAACTGCTTGAGCAGTCAATGGTTTGGCATAAGGCATCGGCATCATTCCGATACTAGCAAACGAAGTATCAGCCGTGAACCCGACGTAGACGGTAACCCCAAGTCTACTCTCTGGACGAGGTTGTTGCAAGGCTTGTGGCTCATTTATTGAACGCTTTGGCTCAAGTTGTGGGTGCTTGGGTTCATAGCACTCAGGGCAGGTCTTAAAGCCTGTCCATTCCTTGATAAGCGTATTGAGTTTGTACCGTTGGCCACATCTGTCGCACAGCGCAATTGCAAATTTGCCTGATACATAGGCCATGGGTTACCTCTGTGTATACGTAGGTACCACAAAGAAGCCCGAGCGCTCACGGTCCTCTGCTGCTGCACGCATAAATTCTTCTTCGTACATTTGCTTAAGCAGCATGACACGGTCAGGCGCTTTCTTGACCGCCAAGTAGTACGCCAACGCTGCCGCTAAACAAGGCAAGAATCGAAAAGAGATGTCAGCAGTGTTAGTAAAACCGCCCGCGTTATCCATGCGGCGAATAGCGTAGTAGACAAACGTCCAAGTCTGCGTTGCATCCGGCGCTGGGTACAAAAACACTTTAGCCGGCACGGTGCGCTGGATGTAGTACTGCGCAGGACGTGACTGGGTCAATTTGTTAGGCACATGCAGCCACTCCGCACGGCCTATACGGTCGATTGTGATGTCCTGCTGGGTAGACTGGCCTGCATTGGTCCGAATCACGGCTGAGAGGCCGTCAATCGTGTCCGCGGGTAGGTCATACTCATACACCCCGGGCGTTAGCACCTGCTGGCGCTGCTCAATCGTCCACAGATTAAGACCACGGTTAGCCCACTCTGCAAAAATCAAGTTGACGGAGCGAAGCGCCGTCTTCATGTCGTAACCGTCGCGCACCTCAATACCGCAGCGCTCATACGCCTCAGCTATGAGGTCGTCAAACTGCAGATCAAAATCGGATACGCCGGAAACAGCCATATCAATAGATCATTGCTGTGCGGGCGCGGGCTGCGCCAACACCACGGACATTAACTTTGTCACCTTGAACGCTCTTCTTAACGTTCTGGCTAAGCGTCTCACCTTGTGATTGGCCCACGCCTGAGACCATGCCGCCTTTAGCAAAGCCCTTTTTAGCAATGCCTTCGCCTTTTTTTGCGAGTCCGCCGTGTTTATAGTTCATATCGCCACCTTGTCTAAATTTTTTGCCTTTACTGGCCTTACTGAAATCCATCGCCACGGATTGTGGGATGCCTACTTTCTTTGCAAATGCAGGATTGTGTGCCGCTGCATCCATCAACTGCTTTTGTTTTTTACTGACTGCGGGCATTTGTTGCTCCCATCAAACGGTCTAACTTTTCGTCTAACCTATCTAGTCTATCCAAAACACGGTTGATATCTGCATGGACTTCGGCTTTTGTGACGTATTCTTTGGCAATTTCTTCGCGGGTACGATTAATCAAAATCTGAAGACGATTAATTTCATCAGACTTATCCTTTAATACCCACCCAACAACGCCCAAAAGAGCTGTCAAGCCAATGTTCCACAGCATCAGTTCCATTTCAGCACTTCCATTTCCGTAAGCTTTTGTTAATTCGGCTATCAGGATCTTTTGCTGTCTTTTCGCTGGTCAGCTTCTTTTTCATGCCTTCCATCCTCGCACAGAAAGAGTCCTTGCGGGAGCCGCCTTCCGGCTGGGGAGGTTTCAAATTCATGCCTTGCTTTTTGGCGGAGGCTCGCCCCTTGGCGTTCAAACCGCCAGTTGGGCTTTTCCCCTCTTTCCTCTGCCATGCTGGAGACTTAGCCACAATTAATACATCTTGCAGGGCTTGTTACGAGCCAAACCTACACCACGCGGCGTAGTGGAACCAGAAGGAGCCACTGTTTTGCGAGGGGTCTGCTTAGCGCCACCTTTAGCCATGTCTTGCTTCTGTGCACCGGGCTGAACTTCGCCTTGGTACTGATCATCTGCCATTTTTGCTGCTCGTCCCATTTTGGACTCCTTATCCGTAGAAAATTGTTGTGTGAACATCGGCTGCAAGAAACACCCGAATACCGTTCCGCGCAACGATGCCGTCGCCGGGGATAACAACTGTGTAGGCGGTCGCATTGGAGGCATCTGCCTGCATCAATACACTGGTGTAGATTGTTACGCTACCACTTGCTGCGCCACTGTTTGCCACAGTGACCGTGAATGTGTTAGTGCCTGTTACAGTGACTTGATAAGGATTGTCTGTCAAATCCCAATCCAAGTACACCCACTGACCTGTGGTCAAGCCGTGATTTGCGGAAGTGATCGTAGCTGTGGTAGTTGCGCGTGCGTAAGTACCTGCGGCAGAAACATTGTCCACAAACGTGGTATACCCTGTGGCAGAACTGAACGGGAAAATTACTGCGCCTTTTAGACGCACACGACCGCCGATCATTAGACCAGAAGCGGAGGCGTGCGTCGATCGTACGTCATATTGAATCATAATTAATCTCCTTGTAAACGGGGGCCAAGGCCCCCTAGATCAATTAAGCAGTACGGGTAAACACGTAGGCTGTTGCGCTTGAGAACATGATGGTGAAACGGGCAAGGCCAGTAACACCCGAAGCAACTGTCAAATCACCAAAACTACCGGGGGTGTCAGCAGCAGCGCTAGACAAAATACCGTTTGTGGCAACAGCAATCGTCACTGTGTTTGCACCAGCGGTGTTATCCACATACAACTCCAACACAGTACCGCGAACCGCGCCAATAGCAGCACCAAGCGCTGTGCCTGTAGGCAACGTGATAGTTGTAGCAGCGGCAGATGTGGAAGTGATGTAGCCAGTTGCAACTTGTGCTGCAGTGGCTGTAGCCGTTGCGTTAATTGCGGCTGTTGTGGGGTGATTTTGGTCTGTAAAAACCAGATTTGTAGTTGTCAAATTTGTAGTTGTCAAATCTGTAACGCTGGTGGCTGCGCCAAATGTAGCGTTGACCGTGATTGCGCCAGTGGTGGCGTTTTTAGTGATGGATTGGAAGCCATTCTGGGAACGAACGGGTCCATTAAACGTGGTAGCTGCCATGATTTTTCCTTACATACAAGTTAGGCGCATCAATCTGTATGTCGTCAGCCGGGACTGTTTGATGCACCGGAAAGCCCGGATTACTGTGTTTATATCATGGCTTTTTCAGCAGTGCAACCATTATTTTTCTTGTCACAATTTTTTGGCATCATACGATCATGAAATATAGCATTGTCCATGCCGATATTGATCTACCAGAAATAGTAGACCTATTGACTGTGCTCCAAAAGACATGCCTTCCCCACGACAAAATTTACCCGCTTACAAAAGGATATTGGTATGTTGTTTTTTCAGAAACCGGTGAAGCGGTTGGCTTCGGTGGTATTGTCCCCTCTACTCGTTGGTCTGACACTATGTACCTATGCCGCGCAGGCGTTGCACCAGCTCATCAAGGACAGGGACTCCAGAAGCGGCTTATCCGACAGCGTATTAAAGTGGCCAAAAGATTAGGCATGAGTTGGGTCATCACAGACACCAACGAAAACCCTGCGTCTGCTAACAGTTTGATAGCTACAGGTTTCAAAATGTTTGAGCCATCTCAACCTTGGGGTTTAAAAACGGCACTGTACTGGAAGTACCGGATCAAACATGCCGTATAAAGACGAAACTGTTAAGAAAACTAAACAAAAGACGTATGCAAACACATACTATGAAAAAAATAAAGCGACCATAATCGCCGCAAGTAAAGCCTCGGCTAAGGCATATAAAAATCAGTGGCGTAGCTTTAAAGCTACATTAGCTTGCATAAAGTGCGGGCAAAACCACCCGGCCACGTTTGACTTCCACCACATAGACAGCACCACAAAAGAAGCCTCGGTCAACAAGCTGATAAAAAACCGGGCTTTTAAACGGGCCATGGAAGAAGTCAAAAAATGTGTTGTGCTTTGCTCTAACTGCCACCGCATACACCATCACGATGAACGTGAAAACAAGAAAGCCAAAAAGAAGGGGGCCGCAGCCCCCTGATATCACTCTGTTTTAGCAGCTTCTGCTTCAGCAGCCGCAACTTCATCTTCATCTTCGTCTTCAAACTCGTCGTCAAGCACGGCAACAGCTTCGTACTCAACAGCCCAACCGTAATTTTCCTGAAATTCCACAAACTGTTGGAAAATCTCAATCATCTCAAAATCGTGAGTCTCAATAGACAGCTTGTTGTTGCCAAAGTAGCCAAATTCCATTTCAAATTTCATGATGTGCCCCTAAAATTTATGCAACCACAGCGGCTGCAAGTCCATCCTAGTTTAACTTTATGACAAGAAAAAGGCCACCCGAAGGTGGCCTTTAGTACGCAAACTGCGTATGGATTAAGCGCCGGGTGAACCGTAAGCGCCACGTGGGTCAGACCAGCCGAAGCTGTAACGCTCACGAGCCTTGTAACGAACGTTACCTGTGTCAAAGTCGCCTTCAAAGGCTGTCTTGATAGGTGAGCGCTCGAACATTTTCAAGCCGTTAGGTGCATCAGTGATGATGAACCAAGCGTTTACGTCTGTCAAGTAGTGGTTGACAGAGTAGCCTTCTGGAAGCATGCCCATAGACTTGATAGCGTTGATGTCGTTATCAGCAGTGCCAGTACGCAAAGTGCTCTTCATCAGGCGCTCTGCAGTGAACTGCAGTTCCTTAGGAACAATCATCTTGCGGCCAGTCAAAGCGACCTTCAAGCCACGCTCGTCGATAAACGCTGCGATGTCAATCAAGGCTTGCTCCAACGATGTCTCGTTCAAGTCTGCAGGCACTGCGGGAGTGTTTGCATAGTTGGAAGACAAAGCAGTTGGGTGGGCTGTAGAGAACAATGCAACGCCGTCGCCGCCGGCATAGTTGCCGCCAGTGAAACCGTTGTTCAACACAGAAGCAGCTTTTACTTGCTTTGTGAAGCTCATTGAACGAGCCATAGCCTTGGTATAACGACCTGACAAGCGGTCATACAAGTTATCTTCCACAGCTTCCTCTGTCAACGCGAAAGCCATAGCGATGGTTTCGTGTGTGTAGCGGGCTGTGAAGGATTCCAGTGCTGTGTCGTACTGAACGCCGGCACCCTCAGTTTTCACTGGAGCAGAACCGAAGCCAGTCAACATGACCTCTTCTTCAAATGCACGGTCAGAAGTCTCGATAGAGAAGATCTGCTCGTGCTCGTTTTCGTAACGCTTGTACTCTAAGCCGAACAGTGCGTTCAGGCCGGGCTCAAGTTCTTTTACTAGTTGGGAACGTGTAATAGCCATGATTATGCTCCGTCAGCAGCAACGCCTGTACTACCGTACTGGTGTTGATTAAGTTTAACAACAACCACAGCGTATTGACCCAATTCATTGTCAGGCTGATCGCTCAAACCAACAATTTTCATAGTCAATGCAGCAGTCTTCGCGGGTGTTCCCAATGTACCGTTAGAAATACCAGTCACAGTGCTACCAGTTGTGGAAGCAGTAGGATCAGCATTCTTACCGATCTCGGCTTGAGTAATAGTACCCGCAGCTTGGATCAAGAACAATTGGTTGGGGTCATCCAACACTTCGCAAGCAATGATGCCTGAAGTGATATCGACGCTACCGGGGTAGAAGTTTTTCCATGTGGGCTTGCCCGCACGGGTTGGGTCATAGTACTGGCAACCGTTGAACACGCCTGTGGGGGCGGTGTGCGTGGATGCGTCATACTTAATGATGTAGCCGTCGTATACGACAACTAAATCGCCTTGGAAAATTGCTCCGGCTTGGTTATCCGCAATTTGATAGCCATACTGCTTCTGGGCTCCAGTAGCAGATAGGTTACCAATGGGACGCAGGCCAAAAGGCTTATTTACGTTTGCCATTTGTAGCTCCTACAAAAATTTAAAGTATCAACGTTTTATTGTTGACGGAATGTTGTGCGCGAGCTCCTCTCGGGGCTCTGAATCCGCATTGTAGAGTGTGCGTTCTCTCGCATCATCTCGTTGTCAACAGCGTGTAACTGTTCCTGAGCCTTACGGCGGTAATACTCGTTGCGCTCTGCAATTGTCTCATCGGGAACTCTTGCAAGCAAAAGTCCACCTACAGAAACAACTCCAGCATGCTTACCGTCATCAACGGTAGGCATCATGCCTTGATATTCTTCTGGCAACTCTTCAAGACGGACTAGTTCATAGCCCTCACGAAGACGTCCGTAGACGTTTTGTTTATCCAGATGGCCATTCACTTCGGCACGGATCCAACGATGCTTAAACCCTTCGGGGGCAGGAGGCGCGTCAAGACGTGAAGGAGGGGTCCAAGGACGGCGACGCTTTTCCGTATCGCGGGTTGCGCGGGGGGCTTTGTCGATAGTAACTTTAGTCATTGTTTCACTCCTTAACATACTTGGCATACTCTTCAAGAGGAACGCCCAGTTTTTTTGCTATAGCAACCTGACTCGGCGAAAGCCGGACAGTACGGCGCGCACTATTTATTCCCGAACTACGGGCGGCAGGGGCAACAGCAGGCGCGGAACGCTGTTGTCTGGATTGGCTAAACTTGTCTGGAAAAGTATTCCTAACTCGTTTGTCAAGTTCAGTATAGTACTCATCTGAATTTGGGTCAACACCTTCTTGTTCAACAAGTGTTTGGTGTATGCCCCACGCAGCATAAGTCATCACGCGGTCTTGTCCAAACCACGAGTTTTGTTCTGCCCATTCCTCTGCACGAGGGCTGGGTGCGGGACGTTGAGGTTGCTGAGCAGGGGCTGGTTGCGCTTGCTGGTAATTTTGTTGCTTAATTGTTTCTTGCTGAGACTGCAACCAACCTGCCACTTGACGCTGCTCGCCGCTTAACGCAGACAAACGCTCTTGCGCTTCCAATTCAGTGTTGACATCGTTTTCTTCACGTGCTTTGGCAATGATTTGGCGCAACTGCACCTGCTGGGTCTCAAGACGTGTCTTAGCTTCGTTCAGGCGGCTGTAATCCGTCTGTACAAGCTTTTGCTGGAGAGATTGAGTCTGGTTTTGCAGGCCCTTAGCGTACTCAAGGGCTGCTTGCTCACGGCGCTCGGCCTCGCGCATGCGCGCGGTGAGCTTAGAGATGCGTTTTTGAACACCTTCACTAACCTCATCCAATTCATTCTTAGGAGCAGAATCTTGTTCAGGCTTTTGGAAAATATTAGCTTCTGGTTCAGGTGCCGCAGGACTCTCGTCGCCCTCAGGTCTGTCAAAGGTTACATCTGTAGCCTTTTCATCTGCCCCGAGGTCAAACTCAAGCTGCGAATCGTTCATTACTTGTGTCATATGCTTCCTTACATGTGCAGAATGTCTTCTGGGTCCTTAACACGAGCCAGAATTTCGTCATCATTGAGAATACGGATCTCTCCGCCATCAATGCCCATACGTGCGCCAGCGTACCGACCAAAAATGATCCAATCGCCTTCTTTACACCAAGGACCGTCCGGAAACTTGTCGGTGTCTTTGTAAGCGAGTGGACCAACGGCCAAAACGTATGCGCAAGTGGTAGTGAGTTGCTGTCGTTCCAAGGTTTCTTCGGCTAATTCAATGCCACCCTTGGTTTTCTTAGCGCCTCTGTAGGGCAAAACAACAATCCGCCAACCTGTGGGCTGTGGAAGGTGTTCCCTGATGCTTTCGATGCGTTGCTCTTCTTCTGCCTCTTCAACCTTGGCAGCCTCAGCAAGAGCGGCTTCAAAAGCGGCTTTTTCAACCGCTTCCTCAGCCCATCGCTTCTCTAATGCAGTCATTTCCATCTGTTTGGTCCTTTATAGATCAGAGTTCTTGTTCAAGACATCCTGTATGGCTTCCTGAACAAACGCATAACCCTCTAACCGGCCCATCAAATGTTTGTACTGCTCCATCGATTTGACATTGCCGCTGCTAACGAAGTCTTTAGTTTCGTTTTCAAGCCTGCGAATGGCAAATATGACTTTCTCTGCAAATTCAAGCATGGATAACTCCAATGAAGCAGACAGATAGACCCCTGTCCGAAGGTTACGTGGCTATTATGCACACTTTTACGCTAATTTTACCTTTTTGAATGCATCTTTTCGGTAAACATACGTTACACGTGGGTCATTTTGTGGTGTTTTTACACTTTTTGGTGACCCAGACATCTCTTTAGGCTCTTTTTTAGTCTTTTTTGTTGCTTTGGTTTGCATTTTTTGCTCCTTGTTGGGCATTTCGTATGGCATCTTGAAAATTCTTCTGTGCAGCAGCCTGTTGTTGCAGTGCTAAACGTGCCGTATCAAACTGAACATCGGCCTGTTCCTTTTGTTGATCAAGGCCAAGGCGCTGCTGATCCATTTGCAGCTTCGCTTGATCGCGCTGAGCGCTCTGTCCAAGCTCTTGTTTCTTCAATTCAACCAGCGGATCAGTCTGTGGGCCCATCAATTGGTTCTGCAAAGCCTTGACCTCTTGGAAACCTTGTGCAACCTTGATTGCAATCATCGCCTCACGCTGCAAAGATGAGATAAGTTGGTCAGGATCCGTGCCGTACTGCTGGAACAGCTCTGCTTCCACCTCTTCTTCCGCCTTCAAACGGATGTGATCAAAGATGTGCTTCTGCAAAGTAACCGCCACGTTAGGCATACCCTGCATCATCGGGCTCATACCAAATAAGATATGGGTCAGGATGTGAGCATCGTGCTGCTGGCCGGCAAAAGCTTTGAGTGGTGAGCCATCAAGCGCCTGTGCATTCTCGCTTGCAGGATCTTTTGGCTTGTCCACTTGCTGTGTGTTCAAGATGGTGTCAATATCACGCACACCAATGGCTTCATACATGCGGCGATAGGCCTCATACATGTTGTGCATCTGCGGTGCGCTCTGAGCCAGTTGCAACTGCGTTTGCGCCATCGTGATACGCTGGGCAACAGAGAAGATGTTGGGGTCAGAAACAGGCAAGACATCAATGCGGTCATCAAAGTCTTTTGCCTTAATCCTGCGGCTCTCACCGGGCACATCGTATGGGTACTCAGCAGGCAAATAGTCGGCAAAACCTTTAGCCAGCAATTGAAATTCCATGCGCTGGCTGTAATGCAAACGCTTGTGAATCGCAGACATGACCGCACTGCCTTTTTCAAGCAATGCAATCGTCGTTCCAACAGCCGCATTTTGGTTGCTGTCACCCACTTGCATGTCGGTAATGCTTGCCAAACGGCGACCAGCGTCTACGCAGAAACCAAGCAGCGCAAACAAGGTCTGGCTTGGCTCTTTGTATGGCAATGGCAACAAAGATGCAGACAACTCCGCACCACCAGCGTCCATGTCGCGGAACTCACCGGGTGACAACGGTGTATCGTCGTTTGCAATGCGCGCACCCTTGGCTTTAAAGCCTGCAGGCAGGTTAGCCAGCGTTCCAGCGTCCACCAATTGCTGCAGTGCAGAAGTAGCCGTCTTAGTAAGGCCACCAACCAAATGCAAGAAGCCCAAGCCATACGCTCCGGGGCCTTGGACCAGCAAGTAATGCACATAATACTGCTTGCGCGCAAACAGAGGATCGCCCTCTTTCCAGTTACGGCGTACACCCACAACAGATTGAGAGATCTCGTCAATCGTGACGATGTAAGGCAGCTTGATGCCTGTCTCTTCGCCGTCCTCATCCTTGTGCTCAAAGCCGCGGATGTCCAGATCAACCAAGAACTCCAGCAAACAGATCTCTTCTTCCACGCCAGTAGGATCAACACCCGTAGTGCGGTCTGTTTCCTTCTTGATAATGCTCTGGCCCGTCTCTGCCGCAGTCGTCATCTGCGCTGTATCCAAGTACTGACCACGGATCACTGCTTTGCGGTAATCGTTGGTGGACATCGGAACGCGGTGCGTGATCCGCTGGCATTCGCTCATCACAGATGAGCCCGTATACGGTATATACAGGTTATCAGGCAGCACCAAAGCACTTACCATGCGGCCCTTGGCCTCATCGTAATAAACTTTCTTGAATGCCGAGCCACCAAAGCCAACATAGAACAGCAACTGATCAAAGTCAGGTGTGTACTCTTCCATCACTGTCGTGATCTGATAGTTCATGAAGTCACGCACGCGGTCCGCTTGCATCAACTTCTCACGTGTCTCTTTGCCCAGCACCTGCGTGCGCACGGGCCCGCCCGCGGGCATCAATTCTTTAAGCGCTTGGGCTTGGAACTGAACAATACTCTCTGTCAACAGAGGGTGCTGCACGCCGCACGCGCCCTTGAACGGCTTGGTACGCTCTTCAAACGTAAAGCCCAACATCTTCATGCCCTTGCTGTACTGCTCTTCCCACTCTTTGCGTGAAGACTTGTCAGCATCAAACAAAGACATCAAGTCAGACGAGATAAGCTGCAAGACATCAGGCTCAATGACCTCGGCTAGGTTGCTGTCA